CTAGACCTGCTCGTCTGGAGCGAAAAGAACACGATTGACCTCGAAAAATGGATCATGACAATCCGTCTCGAGAATCTCGCAGCCAAGCGATTTCAGCAGGGAGCGGATAGCAGGCCAGCCACCAAGCTCGGCAGCATCGAGCACTTCAGCAAGGGCATCGTTTCCACGAACGACACGCCATTGACTGTCGGTCAGGTGAGCTAGCAGATCCGCTTTTTCGGTTTGTTCCTTGGCAATCTCTTCGTCAGTCACATGCTCTACGCCGCAGGCGTCTTTTAGGCGCTGAGACCAGAACAGCTGGCTTTTCCCATGCATGCCCGTTACGTATTCGCGGTAGCGGGCATCATCACCAGGTGCGCGACGCATCAGGAATTCATGGGGGTGAATGGTCTTCGTGACGCGATCACCACCAACCTTTGACGCTTGAGCCGTCATCTCAGCATCGACACCCCATTTGCGCGCGTTATCCATCTTGACGAGGTAGTCAGAGGTGGACACCTGAAACTGAAAATCGACCGAGTGCAGATCGAACGCGAACAGTTGCGCCTTCGAGGTTTCATCGAGCAAACCAGCTTGGATGCAGGAAGTCCGCCACCGCTTGCGGATACCGCTCTCGAAAGTGGCCATATTCGTGGCTGTGAGCCCCTTGGTGATCCAAAGCTCATGGGTGTGAGGATGCCAGCCGTTATCGCCGTGAGTGACCTCCAGAGAGCGCACAAAGCCGATAAGGCCGTGACGCTGCTTGAACTTCACCCATGGGCTACCGCCGCGGAGGATCTCAAAGGCGCGTTTCTGGCCATCGAGCAGTTCCTTCAGGCGATCAAATGCCAGATGCGGGAACGTGAACGTAATCATGGTGACCTGATAGTCGTTCTCGTAAGCCCAATCGACCAGCTGCTGTACCTCTGGACGTCGACGAGTCTGAATTTTTGCCGAGCACACGGTACAAGCCCACACGGAGCCACAGGTGGCTACATCGCCGTAAAAAGCGGTCTGATGCTTGATGTCTTTATGCACGGTGACGCCGATGCCGATCCGCTTATAGCGGCAGTCTTGCGTGCGGTGCAATTTCCACCCGTAAGGCTTGGTGGGATCCTTGACAGCCAAGGGTTTTAACCAGATCCGAGCCTGAGAAAGAGCTTGGTATCTTTGGGCCCTCATTGCCTTCGGAGGGGGGGGGGAAGAACATTTCGCAATACTACCTAGGGCGGCTGCGCCGCCTGAGCCCTCAGCGGCATTTCTGACCAGATCGGAACTGGTTGGAGTCATGCTAGAATATCCCTGCGTTGTGAAGCTCCGCGCCTTGCCGGGAAAGGGGCTTCACGAGTGTCAAGGGCCCCTCATGGGGCCTTTTTTTTGTCTACGAAAAAGTACGTCTACGAAATTTGGTCTACAGAAAGATCGATTCCGGTTCTAGCCACCTGAAAGATGAAGCCATTCAGGCGTCTAGAACCGGCTTTACAATCCACGAAGATCAGCCTTGGCGAGCCGGAAAAGGTAGTAAGCCCCTACAAGGACAAAGGGCAGAAAAAGGGCGAGGACGACCACGGACGGGTCAAGGGAAAACGAAGGGCACGTGACAGCGCTTGCCACGGCAGAAGCAGGGGTGACCGGAAGTATATTCACAGCAGCTTCCCCTGACCATGTTGGGCGACATATTTGCGCATGAAGTCGCGGATGACATGGGAAACGGTCTGATCTTGAGCCCCAACAGCCAGCGTAAAAGACTGCTTGAGATCCTCGGGAACCTTCACGTTAAGCATTTTTTCGGATGATGCGGATTGATTTGCCATGGTAGCGGCCTCCTTTGATATGGCTCCAGTATAGACCCGGTAATTACCGTGTAAAGCTATATTTTCGTTACCTGCAAAACCAGCAGGATCTGGGTATCTGCGTCAGTTGAAGAGCTACCGCCCATGAAGGACGGAAGGAACGACAGGCCTCGGCTCTGATCTGTTTTTTTCGTCTGATCGAGCCCGCCAAGCACAATCAGCTCCCCCGGCTGGGCCGAAATTTTGGTGGTCAACTCACGCTTAGTCAGCGTCGGAGAATCGATGCCAGAAAGATTGTTTTGAGCGAAATCGGAAATCTGTTGATTCAGCTCCAGGTCAATACGATTACGGAGAATGGTGGGCTTCAGCTCCATGATCACACCTGCGGATCGGTACTCAATCGACTGCACCGCATTGCCTGAATTATCGAGAGACGAAGACGACAGGGTAGGCACTTCCTGACCAACCAACAGGCGACCAGTACCACCACTAACAACGCGCAGCGTTGGAGTCGAAACAACATGAAAACGAGAATCACCGGATACGGCAGAAAGGACGGCAGTCAGATCCGTGGAAGACCACTTGATGAAATTCCCACCGGCAGGGAGCAAGGAATCAACACCGATTTTAAGGTGGCCGGACAAAGCAGAGATTGCCATCTCAAAACTGGACCCTTTCACACGCTGGGTTGAGAACTCGAGAACAACAGCCTGAGCCATGATTTCATTCGGAGCGGTGTCGAGCTGCTCCAGGATGAACCGCACTTTTTCAACCTGCTTGGCATCCCCCGACAAAAACACCTGGTCGGAAGGTTCGTAATTGGTACCAAGCAATTTATTGGCAATTGGCTGTAAAAAAGAAGTTGGCCGATTATGAGCAAGAAAAATGGTGAAGTTATCCGGAATACTCCCATTTTGAAGAGGGATATCCGGTGGAAGATCAGCGCCTAGCGATGCCATACCAGGAGAAGCAACAGAAGCTGGAACGGGAGGGAGAGAGTTTGCATAATCATATGAGCGAGCGCTGAAAAGAATGAGCCCATCGGAACCAACTACCTTATTGATACCAGCAGTTTTAAGGATGCTATCAACAGTAGATTCCAATCTCTCAATTGGAAGATCGCGAACATTAATAGAAACAAGACTGTTGTTGGAAACAACGCTGGGGTCAATGACATATGATTTCTCAAGTCGATTACGGTAGGTTTCGACTAGGAGCTGAGTGACGGGCACTTGATCATAGGAAAGCGTCAGGTTTTCAGCGTGAGCTAATCCAGACAGTATCAAAAACGTGAATGCGATCAGTTTTTTCATAAATGTCAGCAGGTTGGAGTAGACGTGCGCGTCGTGCGCAAGCGCCCGCCTCCCCCGTCTACTCCTGTATAAGTTTTGCCAAAATTAATGAAGAAACCCGAAGCACGGGCGTTGTTGAATCTGCCTTAAAAAAGCTCACCTGAGGTCCGGCAACATTCCAAGAATCATAATCAACGCGGTAGAAACCATTTGAACCGTCCTTAACAAGCACTGTTGCAGGCAAGCCATTGTCAGAACGGAAAAAACCTACATAAGAAGCAGTAGGAATGACTGCCTGTTTATCAACCGTTTTAACTGAATTATCAAATTTAGAATTAACCGATTCAGGCTTTGACGGACTTAAGCGATAAAATGCAAATCCGAAAGCAACTACAACCAAAACCAACATAACAAAAGGAAAAAGAACTTTAGCCCAAGGCGTACGGTCCTTATCAGTATGCTGAGATGAACTTTTGTAATATTGAAAAAGCTTTGGATCAAAAGGCTTACGCTTCTGCAAGGAATTAGATTCATTCTTCGCAGGCTCAGGATTGTCATTGCAACCTGTCCACTCCAGAAGAGTCCGACGTTTTTTACCAAAAGGACGAAACCCATGCTGATGACGATCAACAAGCTTTCTGATATTGGCATCAATAAACGTTGGATGTTGAGTTAACAGAATGATGTCAAGGCCATGGTGTCTATGGGTTTCAAATTCTGCAATGTTCTGCGGAACCTTGCTCCCGTTCGGTCGAGGTGGGAAATAGCGTTGGCATTCATCAATTACCAGCAGCGAACCAACTGGATAGGTATGCCACTCCTCAGGATTATCAAGAGGAAAGCAGCGCAGCTTCTCAAAGTCCAAACCGTTGATGTTGGAAAAAATAGGCCGCGGATTTTCAGATAATGAATTATCCAAAATAATCTCTACAGCAAGCAGAGATTTTCCCGTTCCAGGTGCGCCGGTAATTAAATGAATCATGTAGCAGCGCCCATCATTCTAAATTTCTTAATGGATGCCATGGCAAAGCGGGCCGAATAAGCTGAAAGAACAATATTGATAAAGTGATCGAGACCGCCAAGTCCCATGATGGAAAGAACAGACACAGGCAAAGAGTTAAAGTTTTGCATGACTTGATCAGTGATCATACCAAGCAAAATATTAAGTCCCTGATAGCTCATCACCCCAATACCGAGACTGGAAATTGTCTTGATGACCAGGTGTCGGATTGATTCAACGCCAAAAATCTTAAGCAAGCTATTCACGCATACCTCCTACAACAATGCGGACGAAAAAGAACAAGCCAGCAATTCGCATGAACGGGGATACAAAATCAGTCATAACGCTGCATATGTAAGAGAAATCGAACCAACCTTGCCCATCCGGCGTGTTGTTGAACTGGTAAATAAGCACCGGTGCGGGACACTGCCTAGGCATCCAGCCCTCCCCCCATTTGAGATATGAAGAGAGGTCTAAAACCGAATGATCGAGGTCGGAAGAATCAGCACAATCTCCTTCGCAGGGGTCGTAATCAGGATCTTCTGTGCTTTCTCCGGGCTGAGTCGGAGGGTTAACAACCTCATCATCAGAAGCGGTTTCTTCCCACGGGAGGGGATTCCAAACATCTGGAAATTTCCCAGGTGCTTCTTGAACAGAGTCAGGGGACTGAAAACCCCAAGTAGTTAAATCACTATCTGTAGCAGGAACACGCTGAACAGTAGGTTTATTCTCAGGATTTGATGCGCTAATGCCGCGCTTATAAATATACGTAGGCTTCTGTGTGGGTGGAATTGATACAGATGTAGATTGCCAACGAGTGACTACATTAGGGCTATTTGAGCCAGCCCACACTTGCAGTTCGGCAGATGGCTCAGTAGTCCAATATTCTCTGTAGTTTGAATAACGAGTGTTATAGCAAGGTGTAGGGATAAAAGCCTGAACGTTGCCAACACCAGATGGATTAGGCACAGATACAGAGTTAGTAGGACATTCAACATCAAGCCCGGGCAAAGAAGAGCCGGGTTTATAAATATCGTAACCTACCTGTCCAAACTCATCAGTAGTTTGAGTAACCAAATAACCAGCAGCAACAGCAGCAGCAGCTAAGGCAATTTGAACGGCGGGAATCCTGCGCATAGCAGTACGCGCCCAAGCGCCATATTTGGCCGGATTAGCGGTAAGCGTCCTAGAGCGATTAACCAGATTACCGAATTTATCTTTAGCTTGAACAACGGCGGTAGCGCTTCCTGATGGCGAAATATTTGTAATGCCAACAACTTTGCCATAGGTACCATTTGCTAAAGGTACAACGTTAATTTCAACTGCCGCAGAAGCTAGCTGCGAAAAAGAATCCAGAACGCACCACAAACCGCCAACAAGTAAACCAAGGATGGCTCTATGTTCCATAAGATCGCCTGCGTAGTTTCCATAGGAAATTCTCAAAAAAAAGGGAGCTCACTGAGCCCCCTAGTGAGCGAGTACGCCCTTTACTTGATCGCGGAGCGAGCCCACTGGAAGCCTTTCAGCGCCAGGTAGACACCCATACAAGCAACACCTACAACACCGACAGTCACACCGGCAGCCTTGATCAGATCGACGACAGCCGCCGAGTCGACACCGCCTTCAGGAGTCTCACCAGCAGCAGAAGCGAGACCGGAAGCGATCATGATTGCCGCACCAGTGGCAACAGTTGCAGAGCGACGGAACCAAGTATTTCCAGCGCGAACAAACAGAGCTTTTTGCATGTGATCCTCACAATTTTTTGATGGCATTAAGTATTTGTTTAAGGCACCAAGCTGTGGCCCACAGAAGCACGATCGCTGATACCAGCTCGGGCATATCAGCAAGCGCTGGCATCAGGCGCGAACCGCTTTGAGCTGAGAAAGATCAGGCTCAACAGTGATTTTTCCGTCCTGAATTCGAGTGATGCAGGGAGCCTCGTACTTGCCTGCAGGCTGAACCTGAGTCACTTCCGAGGTGAAAAATTCGATAGCTTGCGGATGGAGCAGGCCGGGGACTTTCACGTACGCGCCAAGCCGCCACCATGGCTTAGGTGTGCCGGACTTCATGGAAGTGCCGGTCTTGTTCAGGCCGGTAAATTCAATGGTTGCGACGATATTTTCTGACATGGAGTTGTATCCTTTCGCGTGTTTTCGCGGGATCGTGTAAGGGAATGGTTCGTCAACACGAAAACACGATAACACGAATACACACCCGGTCAATACCCGACCTTTACGGATCGTTGGTCGGGTTGCGCACCACTCATCGGACAAAAATGGAGATAATGGCCCATGGCCACTGATCGGCTTAAAAACATCTCGGTTTCAAAGGAAGTCTGGACTCAACTCAAAATGCTTGAGGTTGAGATGGACTGCACGCATACGCAGGCATTGGAATACCTGCTGGAAAGGAGCAAACGATATGACGAAGTCCTCGAAAGAACTGCTGCTAGACCTGCTCGTCTGGAGCGAAAAGAACACGATTGACCTCGAAAAATGGATCATGACAATCCGTCTCGAGAATCTCGCAGCCAAGCGATTTCAGCAGGGAGCGGATAGCAGGCCAGCCACCAAGCTCGGCAGCATCGAGCACTTCAGCAAGGGCATCGTTTCCACGAACGACACGCCATTGACTGTCGGTCAGGTGAGCTAGCAGATCCGCTTTTTCGGTTTGTTCCTTGGCAATCTCTTCGTCAGTCACATGCTCTACGCCGCAGGCGTCTTTTAGGCGCTGAGACCAGAACAGCTGGCTTTTCCCATGCATGCCCGTTACGTATTCGCGGTAGCGGGCATCATCACCAGGTGCGCGACGCATCAGGAATTCATGGGGGTGAATGGTCTTCGTGACGCGATCACCACCAACCTTTGACGCTTGAGCCGTCATCTCAGCATCGACACCCCATTTGCGCGCGTTATCCATCTTGACGAGGTAGTCAGAGGTGGACACCTGAAACTGAAAATCGACCGAGTGCAGATCGAACGCGAACAGTTGCGCCTTCGAGGTTTCATCGAGCAAACCAGCTTGGATGCAGGAAGTCCGCCACCGCTTGCGGATACCGCTCTCGAAAGTGGCCATATTCGTGGCTGTGAGCCCCTTGGTGATCCAAAGCTCATGGGTGTGAGGATGCCAGCCGTTATCGCCGTGAGTGACCTCCAGAGAGCGCACAAAGCCGATAAGGCCGTGACGCTGCTTGAACTTCACCCATGGGCTACCGCCGCGGAGGATCTCAAAGGCGCGTTTCTGGCCATCGAGCAGTTCCTTCAGGCGATCAAATGCCAGATGCGGGAACGTGAACGTAATCATGGTGACCTGATAGTCGTTCTCGTAAGCCCAATCGACCAGCTGCTGTACCTCTGGACGTCGACGAGTCTGAATTTTTGCCGAGCACACGGTACAAGCCCACACGGAGCCACAGGTGGCTACATCGCCGTAAAAAGCGGTCTGATGCTTGATGTCTTTATGCACGGTGACGCCGATGCCGATCCGCTTATAGCGGCAGTCTTGCGTGCGGTGCAATTTCCACCCGTAAGGCTTGGTGGGATCCTTGACAGCCAAGGGTTTTAACCAGATCCGAGCCTGAGAAAGAGCTTGGTATCTTTGGGCCCTCATTGCCTTCGGAGGGGGGGGGGAAGAACATTTCGCAATACTACCTAGGGCGGCTGCGCCGCCTGAGCCCTCAGCGGCATTTCTGACCAGATCGGAACTGGTTGGAGTCAT